TTTACCAGGACAAGCGTGCCATCAGCGGCCCACACGAGAACATAATCGTTATCGCCGACCGACGATCTTTTTAGTATCTTCCCTAGATCAATTTCATCGCTCATCTTTACCCCACTTAGTAACTTACCTAGTGACGCCATCAAACCGATTCAGCCAAGCATATAGCTGCAGGAGCGGATCTGCATCCAGGCGCGGTGGCTGCATCACGTTCGATACCGTCAGATCAGTTATGCGAATTCCTTGGCTATCTACCTCTAGTTTTACGCCGGTGATCTTTAGCCATTGATCAACCGTTGCCCACCCTGTCCCAAGGCGGTAATGAAACACACAGCGGATCTGTTGCCCTGGCTTCACCACATGGTTAAGGTGAAGCAAAGACAGATCATAGTGAACCGTTCTGTTTAACGCCTCGTCTAGTTCAACCTGCGCAGTGTCTAGCAGTGTTTGCGCTGCCGATTTGTAAGCCCTGGCGCGGATCGCCTTTTTTGTGTCTGCATCGTAAACCGGATCTGTTCCATTCTCTTTCATGGCATCGAAGTCATCGGGCAAAACCGGCTCCACGTCCTGATATTTCTTGAACTTCTCAATAATTCTTCCAGGAGCACCCACCGTCGCGCTGTTTTCAGCGTTCGTGTTACTAACCCCTAGTGGAACCTCCTGGCCCGCAGCGTTGATTTCGGTGATCCAGGCATGACCTGGAAATAGTGGTGGCCACGATCCTTTTGGGATATAGTTCTTCTCATCTGCATCGGCGAGGTGATGCAGACCGACGCTAGTCTCCGCACGGCCATATCCCCAAGGAATAATGCGGGTGAATGTCTCGCGTGTTTCTTCGCTGATGGTTGGTGTTCCAACAATATAGCAGGTTCCCTTCACCAACGGATCGGGTTCTGGTGGCGAGGCAATGGCGCGTATCCCGCAATCTTCAAAGTAATCATCCCGTCTAAAAACCACCCTATTCCCAGGCTGAACAACAAAATGAACCTCTGCAAGTTCGCAAATCTTTGCTAACGCCGCCAGGATCGTTTCGCCTGCAAACTGGTAAAACACCATCTTCGTTACATTGTTTGCGCCGGTGATTCCAGTGTAATCGAATGTCCAGGGGAGTTGCCCTGGCTGCGAGATCGCGGTGTTGAAATTGTCTTTGTTAAGTTGCTCTTTGATGCTATCAAGTGCAGCCGTGAGGGAGATCGGATTCCCAATGCTGGTAGTCGATCCATTCGTATCCCTTTTGACAATCCCGATCTCAAGATACCCGACCGATTTTTCGGTTAACCGATTCAACCCGTCCGGCCCTTTTACCTCAATGATCGGCGTGCCATCCGGATCGATGGTTGTCTTAATATCTCTAATCTCACCGCGGGCAAGCTCAACAATGCCAATGGTTTGTATGAACACTTTGCAAACAAGTGTGTTGTATGGGATCACGTAGGGGATCTGTGAATCGGTTGCGGCAATGCGACAGATGAAGTCACCAACCTCGCCCAGCCGCGCCTCGCTCGACCAGCTAATTGCACTGATGATCGGGCCGCTTCCCACCCGCATACCATTCTTTTCAATGTCGATCTGATAGATTACGTCCACTGGTTGTAATACTCGAATTGATAATCAACGTCCGCGCCGAACGCTGTTATGGTTATCGTGTTTAGGCCAGGAATAAGATACAACCACCCCGGTATCTTTGGATCGATATTGAAATAGTTGTAGGCATCTTCTCGCCCCTCAACAACCACGATCTCCCGCCCCATATCAAAGTAGATTTGCGCACCGACCGCAATTGCCGGGGCCGCTGGAAATGCTGGTGCCGTGGCGGATGCAGGCTTTGCGCTGTTATCCCAAGTGATTGTTGACTCGTTAATCTTGATCGTCACCTTTGTCAATGGCCCATTGGATGGCCATAGCCGCAGCACAAAATCGTTGATCGTTTCCGATCCTGTTGTGGTAAGGGTGAATGTTGCGCTCCGGTTCGTCATGGAGGCGGGACCATCTTGCGGATAATAGCTCGGATTGATCGATTTCCAGGCGCTCATGACTGTTTCAAAACTGGCCTCGATATGCGCCGCACGATCCGTGTCGGCCATCGTCCTTTCATGCTTGACACTCAGTAGACGAGCCATCTTCCACTGCAAATTCAGCTGATCTGCTGGATTGCCGACCGTATCTTCCGGCTGACGAACGAGGCGCGCTAGATAGCCCAGGCGACCTTTGAGTGTATCGGTTCTCACCTTGAGATCGGTGAAGAATTTTGCCGTATTTAAGATGCGTCTTCCTGCACCATCGACAATTGCATGAAAGCTGCCGCTTGCATCAAGCATACCGATTACGCCCTTTTCGGCGAGATAGGTTCCTTTGAAGAGTATCTTTTGCGACCTGGGCGTGCGGCGCGTCGATCCAAAGTAGTCAACAGCCCCGTTGAACGTCTTAACCAGGGTGCTCTCTACTTCTCCGGTAGAGAGATCGTCAACTGTGTTGTACATGGGCAACTGAACACCCGCAAACTCTATAATCCGATACGGGATAACCCACCTCCACTACGTAACTTACATAGTCAAATTGCTAGACCTCTTCTACGCAAAGCATCAATGATCGAGGTAGTGTTTGCCTCTTTTACCTGGGCGACCGTCGCCTGATCTACCGGCCCATTGAACGTATTTTCTATGTTGATTGTGACACCGCCGCCACCCCCTGCTCCGGCCAGGGGGTATCCAGGCGCGGTCATGCTCCCTGTGACGCTGGTTGCAATCGTGTATGGATCGACTTGCATCGTTGACCACAGCGATACCATTGCCCGCGTTACCCATTTCGCACCGTCGTAGATGCCCAGCGCCAACCCTGCCGGGATCTGAAAGCCGACCTCTTTTCGCATAACGCTGGATGGGCTTCTGATACCGAGCGCGCCTTTGGCCGCACTGAGCGCAGATTGCGCCGCCGACACCGCGGCGCTTGTGATTGCCCCTACCCCAGCGCGGATACCCCCGGCGATCCCGCTCGCAATCGAATAACCGATGGATGACCAGTTGATCTGGAAGGCCGCTCGGATCGAAGCGACCGCAGATCGAGCAGCGGCAACGGCTGAGGAAAACGCCGATGCCATACCAGCGCCAAAACTGCGCACAGAAGCAAGCGCCGCGTTAAACGCACCGATCAGGCCGGTGCGTATCGTGTTGGCAATGCTTGATAGTGTCTGACTGACGGATGCCTGGGCGCTTGCAAAGGCCGCAACTAGCGATAATCCAAACGACAGCGCCGCGGCTTGGCCGGACGTGAAGAAGTTCGATATAGACGCTTTTGCGTTGTTGAACATTGACTGCCATTGCGCAAGCGTCCCGCTGATCAACGCGCTAGTTGCGCTAAATGTCTGGCCGACCAAATCGAACCCAGCGAAGGCGTTCACTGCATCCCTGGCTGTTGCGCCTAACTCAGAGAGCAAGCCCTTGAGCGCCGCCCAGCGTTCCGGCGCATACTGACCAGCCGGTAGGAGTGGCTTACTGGTAAATGAATCGACCAGCGTTCCCCAGGCTGATTTTATGCCGTCGAAATGCCCCTTGATCGCTTCGGTCGCCGCCGCGGTACGTTCACGGATGCCACCCCAATTGAAATACCACGCCGTGGCCAGGGCCGCGACGGCGACGATGAGCAGTAGGATCGGCAAGGAAAGCCCTGCAATCGCTACCATGACGCCGGTTATGGCCGTCATAAAGCCGCTGGCGAGTGTACTAAGAAAACCGCTAAGGGTTCCACCCAAAACAAGGAGGCGAACGGATACGGGAATCAGCAGGCGGTTTAGTAACCCAAAGCCACTGCCGACAAGGGAGAGCACAAACCACAGGGCGCGAAACGTTGAGATCAGCGATCCGATCATGGTCAACACAGGCCCCAGCGCCGTCAATCCTAGCAGGGCGTAGAGCAGGAGGGTAACATTCTCTGTTCTCATACCCGCTATTGTGTCAGCCAGTCGCCGCAACATGCCTATGATCGGCTCCAAGGCGTCAAGCACCTTTAGAGAAGCGGGGGCAAAGGATTGATAGAGATCCTCGGCGATCACCCGCAACCGCTGCCCAGCCTGCGCCCACTGGAAGGCCGAGCGGTTTATACCGTTGGTTGTTCCCTCAAAGGCGGCATCAACGGCCCAGGTAGAATCCTTGATCGCCGTCAGGTTGTCGTCAAACGCTTGGATCTGCGGCCCTGTCAGTGTGGCAATCGCCTTGACGCCCTCGATACGACCAAGCAACTTGTTCAGCGGAATATCGAGTTGCTCTGAAATATCCTTGATCGCCTGGAAAGAGCCGATCAAGCCGCGTTGCTCAAGGAGCGCCTCGCCGGAAGCGATCCCCAACTTTTTGTACGCCGCCGCCAGCGTTGTGTTTGGCGAAGTAATGGAGATGATCGCGCGCTGTAGCTGGGTAGACGCCTGCGCCGCCGATCCGGAAACACCCGCCAGGGAAGCAATTCCGCTGAAAAGCGATTCTAGCTGAACGTTATAGAGCCTACCGATAGGGAGCAGGTTTGCCATTGCTGGCCCCAGCTCACTTTCGGTTACCGTGCCGACGCGAACAGTGGCCGACATAAGGTTCGCCATAGTACGAACGGCGTCGGTGCTACTATCGCCCCAGGCTCTTGTGGCCAGCACCAAGTTTTTCGTACTGGTTACAATGTCACTCTGACCGGCCACCGCCGCGCGTCCCGCAGCGGTCAAGTACTCCATTGCATTAGGGATATTGCCCAAGGCTGAGACGATCTCATACATGCCCCCGGCCACTTCGGGGCTGGATCGACCCAGCGTAATCGCCAGATCCTGGATGCCGTCCCGCCATTGCTGGATCTGAGCTAACCCACTATCGGTCGGTGTTGCAATCACCGATTGCACGCGGGCAAGTTCGGAGTCAAGCTTGGAGCCAAAAATACCTATCGCCGCCGCCGCCGCAATGATCGGCACGGTCAGGCCATAGGTGAGCGATCTCCCGGCGCTCATAAGATTTGCATTCTGCAAGCCACGCAGGTTGTTTTGCAACATGTTGACCTGCGTGATCGCCGACATCATCCCCGCTTTGAAGGGGCCGCTATCAAGCGAAAGCAACACAAAAAGCCGAGCCAGCGTCATGGAAATGTCCCGCCACTTAGTAACTTACGTAGTGGCTATCTAAAATGACTTTGCAAAGCCGCCATCTTTTCAGCGGCTGCTGCGGCGGTTCGCGGATCGATCTGCGCTTCGTCGTCAGATGAAAACTGACTTTCGCCCTTGAGCCACTCCGGAAGAAACTCCTCGAACGGATATTCGCTCTTGCGTTTCTCGGTGTCGCGGTGGGCGTTGATAAAGGCGTGTAAAGCCTTGGCCGCTCTGATCTCAGCGTTGATCTCCGGCAGGCCCTCAAGCTCTATATAGGCCATCCATTCGGTGAGTTCTGTACTGCTGATATGTTTCAGCCCCCACTCAACGGATGGCCATCCCAGCGCCAATGCCAAACGAAAAACTAATCGTCTGAATCGGTTATCTCTAATTCCGATAAAAAACTTTCCCTGGCACGCTCTGAGATACCGGAAACATCACAGATCGCGTCAAAGAGCCGTTGCTGCAGGGATGACTTCCAGTTCTGAACTTTCTGCCACTCGTTGCGCCCATACATCTTTTTGCCGTCAGCGTCGGTCAGGCCGATGACGAGCATACGAGCAATTGCGCCGTCATAGTTCTGAACCATGCGCCCGCTCTCATTGCGCATCGATTGCTTTTCGTACCAGTTGCGATCATCGCCGCTGATTTCCGTCACGTACACGTAATCGCCACGCTCGTTGACGACGATCTTTTCGGTGCGCCGTTCGACGGCAAAAGCGCCAATAGCATCGCGATCCAGAAACGATCCAACGGTCGGCCCAGCGGTTGTATCTTTGACCTCTAATGCCTCGGTCATGCTTGCTCCTTTTCATGTTGACTACGAAAGTTACGTAGTGGGTTAGCTTAGATCGAAGGGATAGTCCGCCTTGACCTTGCGCGAAGGACGGCCCTGCATCTGGACCGTACAATCGGCAGTCATGGCGTCTTTATAGCCTGCGGTTGGGCTGAATTCGGATAAGCCGCCGCGGAACTCCCAAACCGCACCATCATTCGTGTTCCACGAAAGCAGCCAGAGCTCCGAGGCGCTCGTGTCGAACATCTGAAACAAGCGATCATGGAGGCCGGGATCGTAGACAAGATCGAAAGACATTTCACCGGATTTGGTCCCAGGCAGTTTTGAACCCCACGATCCGGAGTCACGGTGGCTGGCGTCAATCGTGTCTGCTGTGATCTTTGGCTTGATGTCACGTACTTGCGCAACTCTGTCGTAGCCGTTGCCTGTGTTGCGCACATACAGGCTGGCGATAAACCCCGCATACTCCATATTTCACCTTTATTCCTGTGACCAGAACTGAGCAACGGTCACGACTAAGTATCTAGCTGATTCTGTCTCGTAGGCGCTCGCCTCGTTGATGATGAACCCTGGAAACCGTCTGATTGCTTCCCGCAACTCAATCGCTACGCCCCAGGCCGCAGTGCTTGTCTCCGCGTAAGATTTCAGGATCTTGGTTACTTGCCGAAGTTGCCCGCCATCCCTGTGATGAACGGGGACGCCGCTCGGCTGGTTAATCACGATCAGCGGATAAACCGGATCGACCGGCACAATTTCAGGATAAATGCGCTGGGCGACCTGCAGGTTGGACTGAATTAGATGATTGCGCAGCCGTGCGTTTAGCGTCATGCTTCACCGACGTGGATCGAGTCACGAAGATCGCCGGTATCCACCGGGACAAGGAACTGCGCTAGATCCGCCATTGCGTTTGCGCCTTCCTCAAGACCGGCCAAGGCCGTCCCGCCCGCCATAAATGAGGCCATGATCATGGCCGGAACGACCGGGGCAACACCGTTGAATGCGGGTAATAAGTAGGGTTGCGGCCCCTGGTTGTAGAAGCGACCCAGGCTGTCATACCCATGAAAGCCCAACTCGATACGCCGCGCATAAGGGCTGTCGGTGCCGACATAGCGTGAGCCGCCATCGGCCCGCGCAATCGCACCGAGCATGGCCTCTAGCGTTGCCTCAACACCGAAGATTTTTACACTGACGATCATGGCACTCTCTCTTTCAGGCCAACGCGGGTGGCTGTGATGCCGTAGCGGGGATCGCCAGATACCGCATAGATGATTTTCTTGGGTGTCGGTGCGCCGCCGCGGTGAACCACCTCAATGAGATCAGTTTTCTTGATCGGGACGCCGTTCGGCAGTCTCATCTCATTGAAGAATTTTTGACCCTCGCCCGAATCGACAAAGCGCTCCGCTGAATAGTTGAGCCGAAGCCCACACTGTTGGACAGGCCCGATCTCGTAGTGCGGGATCGGTTGGCCGTCTTCGTCCTGGATGTTGCCCGTGAAGTAATGGATACGGCACCCATCCGGCATGTGGGCGTTTTGCACTTTCTCAAAGCGTTTTTGCTGGGCGGTGGTAAAAACTCTTGTCATGATTATGTTTGCAAGACAACCGCAAAAACTTTCGCATTGGCCGCATTCAGGCCAAAACGGACATTGCCGCCGGCGTTATTGAAGAGGGTTGGATCGAGCGGGCCGAACGCCATTGGACTACTGGCAGGGATGGAAACACTAAAGGGCGCAACCGCAAGACCAGCGGGACTACCTTGGGGCTGAATGTTGATCACTGCCGGAGCCGTGTCGGTGTTGACAAGAATCAAGTATGTTCTGCCACTGACGTTGGTGAAATCGTCACCCTTGGTCGCCAACTCGGTCAACAGCGCCGCGCTCAGCGTCGGGAGCACGGTCGGGGGCGTTGTTACCGGGTAAGTTCCGCCTTTGGGCGACGGCTTGATTGGAACTAGCACTGCCATAGTTATACCTCCACCCCTAAATGGGGGTTCACTTAGTAAACTTACGTAGTCGATTCACTGCTTAGAAAGCTGATCGCGATGCAAGAGGGCTCCTGTTGGTTGGCCTAAGTTGGGCTGTTCACCCTGACCTATACCCTCTTTGATTGCAACCGATAGCTGGTTGAAAAGCTCATACGTTTCGCACATGGGCCGCGACCAAAGATATTTCAACAGTTCTTCGGCCAGGGCCTTGGGGATCGCAACGGTTTTCATTGACGCTCCTAAAATACCGCTATGTTCTCGACAACCTGCCATTCGTCGGTTAGGCCGACCGCCGCCAACCAGGGATCGGCATCGCGCTCAACTTGGCGCAGCGTCTCCCTGGCCGCTTTGTATGCCTGTGACATTTTGTAGTCACCTTCATCGGCCTTGAAGTCGAAGTCGCCGGACATTGCCCGCACAAGCTTGCGCCATGCAAAGACGCGGGCGAGCGTTCTCAGCTTGATTTGATCGCGCTCGTCGGCAATGTCGTTCACCCCGCAAGTCAGGCAGAGGTCAATGTAGGGCTGCTCCATATCTTCGACATCCCACTCGGAAGCAGGCCCTACCCCTTCAAGATCCTGTAACATGAACCGTTTGATCGATTGCTCGGTGTGACAGAACATAGTTACCCCGCTACAATTGCTGTCCCGACCTCAAGAAGGATTTCCTCGCCTGCGCCGCCGCCGATCATGGAATGGCCGACATCATTGACGATTCCGCTTGGCGCAGAGGGGATCTGCCATTCGTTGAGCGGGACCGCAATCAAGTCAGGCGCTACCATGTCGATCCGCGATCCATCGGGCGCTACCTCGCTCGCCAGGATTGCAGCTGCCGGCGCGATCATCATCACGTCGGGGCGCATGACTTGGAGCCACTCAAGCATTTCAGCGGGTGGCTCCCCCGTAGCCTGTGGGTCAGTCACATAGATCACCTTGTCCCATAGCACATCCTGGTTAAGAATCCCAGGCCGGATTGGAACCAGACCGGAATTGGGTGAAGCTGTCACGCTTTTTCGGTTTGCCAGATATGCGACAAGATCCGCGGGCAGTTGTCCGGTCCCGTCTTGATTTGGAACATAGATTTCAGAGTTCCAGACTACTGCCTCGTCAAGCGCCTCAATGGGAACAAGAATCATAATTTTGACCTCACTTGGTAACTTACGTAGTGGATTAACCGAACAACTTACGCAACACGACAACACCCTCCACGTCGAGCGGAACGGGCAGATGGGTTTGCCAGCCCTGGGCCGTCACGGTCGGCGGCTTGTTATCGCGGGCCTCCATCCGCATGATGCGGCCTGGGATCTGATGACCGGTCGGCAAACCGACCGCGTGATAGCCGATGATCGAACTAAAGCGGTTCTGCTGATCGCGCAGGAACAGATTCCACATATCGGGGCCATAGCCGCCGCTGGAAAGCCAGGTACTGTCCTGATTGCGTTCTGTCCCGGCCACAATCACGATGCAGTCATCCGGCAAGAAACGCTTTGTGCCAAACTGTGTGCGGAATTGGAGATCGTAGGTTTCGAGCGGGGGCAGGCCGTCGTCGCGCAGCATCTGATTGATCGAGGAGGCGTTGGCGTTGTTGCGCCGCATCTGAATGCCACCATTGGGGCCGGTTGTGGTCATGTTGTTGACGATCACGGCGGTGCCGCCGCGTTGCTTGACCGATGGATTGCGTGACATGACGCCGATCACGCGCGTAGAGGTGATCATACGCCCAGGCTGATAGCCCTTGTTGATCAGAACTTGGCAAGCGGCCTGGATGTCATCATACGGATCGGAATCCGCGGCCGTCCACAGTTTTGCCGGTGTCAAGCGATGACCGGGAGGGCTGGCATAGCGAACGATTTCACTGTTGCCGTTGTCGCCGACCCGCGTAACCTGGGCGTCGACCAGACATTCCCAGCGTTGCCGCTCACAGGATTCGATCAGCGCCCGATTGACGCGCAAGTCAAGCCAGTTCGTGACCTGGGTAACCGCGGCCATGCTCAAGTTGCCGATACTTTCGCCGCTGTGCTGCAACATGCGCAGCAAAAGCTCGTAATCCTGGGCGTTCATTTCGGCCATGATGTCGGAATCGCCAAGCTCGACCATGAAGGTGCTATAGAGATCGGAACCGCGCTTTTGCGCTGGGCTGTAGCGGGTGCCATCTGCCGCGATCACGGTGCGCCAGCGGATCTGTTCCTCACGGAACGCATTGCGATCAACGGTGCGCTCCGGCATGATCTCTGCGCCAAGATAGGCGCGCTGCGGATCGCCGAATTGTGCCAGTGGGTTGCGGGCAACCATATCCGGTACGCCCTGCTCCATCAGTTGCGTGATTGCTGTTGAAATGAGAGACATTACGCAACCTCCCGACCGTAGGTGGTCTGATAGATCCGGCGAATCGCTGCCTGGATGGTAGCGGGCCACAATACACCGGAGATCGCCGGTGCCGGAGGCGTGCCTGATACGGAAAGCGAAGCGCCTGCAAGATTGGTGTATTGCTGGGTCGATGGCGTCAGGCCGGTATTGGCCAGTGCATACGGGTTGGGCCAGTAGGGTAGCCAGTTGATATAGATCAAGGTCTGTGGGCGAAGCAACTCGATGCCGGGGTTATTCATCGCATCAAGCACCTCAAACGCGGTCAGATATGCTTCAACGATGTTGTTGGCCGCGGTTGGGTTCCCGCCGGCGTCAAAGTCGGCAGCGATTGCTAACCGCCAACCGGTGACGGCTGTCGCATTGGCTGGATTGGCCGCGGCAATATTGGCGGCGCTTGCGCTTGTATCTACCGGCGTGGTCGGCGAGAGAGCTTGCGTCGTTGGCGTAGCGGGCGCGGTGTACCCATCGCGCTGCGCAGCCGTCCGCACGACCAGGACGCCCGCGGGAATCCGGATCTTGCCGTTGGCGTCGGTAAGAATCCCAGGGTTGGCGGCTGCAACGGCCAAGAAGCTGTTTGCCGTTGTCGCCGGTGTTACAATATCAAGCCGACCACCGCCAGGGAACATCATTCGTTCGTCAAACGGCTCGGCGATAAAGGGTGGTGACGTGCGCCGGTTATTCGCCGGCCACGGCATTTCGATACGTGCCATAGGAATTACCTCATTGTTGTTGTTTCGTCTGTGGCAGATGCCCGCCGTAGCGTTCGCTGATCCAACTTTGCGCTACTGAGGCGGCGGTCTTCGGGGTTGGTTTGCCACCGCTGCCGGCTTGCGCTACAAAGGGCGTGCCATCCGCTTGCGTTGGGCGCAGGGCCGGCATAAATGCACTCCAGTTCTGCGCGGCGTGGGCGTCAAAGTCCAGGGTCTTCTCCCCGGCCTTCACGTTGACAATCTTGATCGGCTTGCCGTCCTTGTCTTTGCCGTCTGCGATCTCATAGGCCAGTTCAGGCCGATCAAGCGTCGCAAGAACGCTGTAGACAACCCCAGCCGTATCAGCAACCTCGCGGAGAAGTTGCCCCCGTTTGAGGGCCGTATTTTCGGCTTGGACGGTGGCTAATGCGCTTTGGGCGTTCGTCAACTCTGTTCTTACGGGTGTTAGTGTGCCGGCCGGCACCAGATCGGCGGGTGCGCCCAAGGCCCGATAAGCCTGCCATAAAGCTGCGTCATCGCCTTGCAGGATCACTGACCCCGCGGGGGCAACCTGATCGCGCAATTGGCGATTGGTCTGACGCAATGAATAGTTATCGTCAAAAAGCTGAGTCGCAAACCGTTGCAGATCGCCTTTGTGGGCCTCAAGCGCCTGCTGGAAAGCCGCTGCGCCGTTGCCGGGGCTTTTGTCGCCGCCGCCACCGCCGCCTTGCTCATCAGCTTGGAACAATAACCATTCGCGTTGATTTCTGAACATAGTCTCCCCCTGGTTGACTTGCCACCACTGGTGGCGGTTCAAAGAGGAGGGCAGCACCATGCGCCTAAACAAAACACTGTTTCATCTAGGGGAACATAGATCGCCCGCCACTCAGTAAGTTACTAAGGAACGAGGATTGTATTAAACACTCAACTTGCAAGGGATTCGCTCAAGCAAGTTGCAGGTCTTATTTAATCCTCGTTCCTAAGTGGAGCGATTTGAGGACGCGGAAAATCCCCGGTGGCCTAAGCCTCCAGGGTGCGTGCGTATGAGGTTATGGGTTGGGGATTGCCTAGATCCCGAAACTTTCGCCACATCGTTCTATCCACTTTCCTGCCTAAAAAATCGCTCCTAACGATTTTGCGCACCAGTATACACGAATTGTACACGCAGTCAATAGGCAGTTTTTTCTCCCGATTGGTTATGTTGTAAAAATAGCGGTTGACTATATCAAAGCTGCGTTCAGTAAGGCTGACAGTTAAGTTGTTAAGCTTCTTGTTTGACAAAGCAGCTAAGCTCATAATAATAATGTAGAAGATGTAGCATTCTAGAAAAT